CCATTGCGATTTCGCTTAGTGACATCTGATGCATTGTATAATTTTTTAAAGTTATCACCTCCTTTATCTAAAGCGTTTGATGTTGATCCCATCATACACTTACCAATTACCCTACTACCTAATCGTAAGGTGGTTTTCGTAACACGCCAGTTGTTGAGGATGTTGTTCGGCCTCTCCCACTTCCCTGATTCATCATGTACGAGGAGTTTGAGTTTCTCCCCATCGTAGGAGTTGTCACCGGTATTCTTCCAGTCGATGGTGGTGTCAAGACCCTCCAGTTCGTCCGAGGCGGTTTTGTCGGCTGCGGAGGCGGTGAGCTTACGACGGGTGAGCTTGCTTGCGGGGACACGGAAGGCAAGTTCGGTCTTGGGACGGTCCATTCCGTCCTGAATCGGTTTGAAAAAGAAGGGGTAATTAATCGATATGGGTACCACCTTGTCTGTAAACATCTTCTTGGCATCAGGCCCAGACTTTGATAAAATACCATATCTGGAGTCAGAAGATATTGTCGCCAAGTTAACCACCTCTCCTGAGGCCATAAATGAAAACCCAGAACGTCTGTTCTTAAGGTAGCACATCCCATAGGATCTATAATCGGCCTTACAAGCTTCCCAGAAAATATAGAATAATCTATTTGACTCGCGAAAGTCTGGCGCTCCAACGTCGATTTTACTCCACTGCAAGTACATGTAATGAGTACCACTAATGTAAGTAGGAACGTTTTTGTTATAAAACCAAAAACCTTCTTCCCTACGTGTAAACTCATTATCGATGTAATCATACCATTTTTCTTTAAATTCCTCTGGATATTCTCTCCAGTCAAAAACTGTTTTTATTTTACTTAACTCTTTTGGGTACTCAGATTTTTGCCAAGTATTTTTTTCAAACTTAAAAATATTTTTAGGCATTTTAGGTAATGCTATTTTTAAATTTTGTATGCTATACACTTCGCCAATCTGCCCCGTCTTACTTATAACTACAACATCATGCTCTTTGTTATAACCATATTTCCAGCTTTTAGATTTGTTAAGCCTTTTTATAGTATTTATTTTTATAGGTTCTATAACCTTATAAAGCGTTTGTTGATACATTACTTAGATCTTCTTTCTGCAAAACCACTAAAAGCTTTTTTTTCTTCAACTTTTTTAGGCTTTTCATTTAACATATCCTCTTCTTCTTGTATTCTATTTAATATTTCAAAAGCATCAAATATAGCTAGCTTTTTAGTAGCAGCAGCATTTTTAAGTCTATCAGCTGATATATCATCATCTGAATCAACAATAGCTTCTTTAGCTACTTTAATTAGCTCTTCAACAGCTTTATGTCCAGCTTGGATTATATTCTTTTTCGTTTCCTTGATATTCATACTTTATAGTTAATGCTTGAGATCTAATTCTATAAAGTCTTTCACCGTCTATAACAAATTCATACTCGCTACTAGGTGTAAACCCAACTAAATCACCTTCTTCAAAAACAGTGTCTATTGTTTCATCTAGGAACTTTAATATTCCTACATAAGGTTTTTCATTGTTGAGATTAAAAATATCATTAGATTCAATAGGTTTTACAAATGAATAGCCCTTAGGTGCTTTCCAGTTGTCTTTATGTTTATATAAGAATATTTGATCAAAAGAGCATAGATAATTTTCATCATCTATATAACTTCTACCGTTTTTTTCAACACCTCTTATATCGTGGTATCTTCTAAATACATTGTGATGAACAATAACTTGATCACCAGCCTTAATATTAGTGTCACCTGTAATTGGTGTACTTTTAACTATTGCTAGCCTATTAACGCTTTCATGTGTGAAAATCTGAGTATTTAATATAAGTTTCTTACCTTCAACATCTTTAACGTTATTGTATCTAGAACCAACTGGCTCTACAACAAAATCAAAAATACTCTTCATTAATACTCTAAGTTATATTCAATAGCTACAGCCATGTTTTTATTAAAATCTTTCCAAGGTAAAACCTCATCATCTTTTTTAATAAATACGCTAAACTTATCATCTTCTTCTGCTATGTGACAAATAGTATGCCCTCCGTAGACCTCTTGACCTACGGAGTAGTGCATAGCTTCATTTTTATAATCTTTACCGATACTAATCTTTCTTATCAGCTTCATCTTTTACTTCTGTTATAGTACCGTCTTGAATATTAATAGATACATTACCGTATTCTTTTTCTAAATTTTCTTGAATTGCTCTAAGGCTCATTTGAAACTCTTGAGTCATTGTTAATAAACCAAACTTTTGAGTTTCTATTTGACCTAATTGAGTTTGAGCTTGTTGTATTTTTTTAATTACATCTTGAAGCTCTTTTAATTCTTCTTCTTTAATTGAAGGGGCTAAGTCTACTATTTTTTCTTTTTTTGCCATTTTACTTAATTTAATTGTTAATAATGCATTATTGCATAATATAATTATTACATATATAGTGCTTTAATTAAAAAGCTACTGTCACTGTTTACTTAACACTGCTTAGTAAGCCATTTGAAAAAGTCCACGATTCTTTACCAACTGTTTTCTTTCCGCTAAACCCACTTACTGAAGCATCGCTACCATCTTTACCATCAGCGCCAGCTGCACCAGTAGCTCCCTGTGGCCCAGTAGCTCCTTGCGGTCCAGTTGAACCTGTATCTCCTTTGTCACCTTTTGGTCCTTGAGCGCCAGTGTTACCAGTATTACCTTTAGGCCCTTGAGGACCTGTGCTACCTGTATCACCTTTATCTCCTTTATCTCCTTTATCGCCTTTAGCACCGTCGCTTCCATCAGCTCCATCTGACCCGTCATTACCAGCTGGACCTTGTGGTCCCGTAGAACCTGTATTTCCTTTTGGTCCTTGTGGTCCTGTAGATCCCGTATCACCTTTTGGTCCTTGTGATCCAGTATCACCTTTACTACCTTTTGAAGCTGCAGATGAAGAGTCTTTACCAAAAGCATCTTTTATAAAAGCATGTAATTCTTCTACATCTTGCCTTATATCTTCTATTTGTTTTAATAAAAATCTATTCACCTGATATAAGCCGTCGTCATTGTACACTTCACTAATATCTGTTAAAGCAGCCATATCATCAGATATTTCTTTAGAAACAGTGTATTCACCGTCACTACCTTTAGCTGCTTTTTGCCCTGAACTACCTTGTTTAAATAGTTTTTTACCTCTTATGTTGTCGTTTATACTTGCCATTATACTTGTTCAAATTCTATTATTATACTTGCACTAACTCCTTGCCAATATTTAGATCCAGCACTTTTAGCATAACCTATTTGTACTTTATCACCTTTTGATATAGATAAATCAGGATCTACTTCTATTTCACCTCCAGATGCTGTTTGAGCACTTGAAGTATAAGAAGGTGATCCGCCTGAAGAATTTTTCCATATATAAATAGTTGTTGTAAAACTACTACTCATACTACCACTAGTGTTTTGCATTCTTACTCTTTTTATAGTACCATCAGCTGGAACATCAAAATAATTATAGTATTGATTTGATGATGTTTCAACTAAATTGTTAAAAGGTATTCTTAATGAACTTGTAGTACTTCCTGAATCTAAAAAGTTACTAGTCATTATGGTTTGAGTTTTTTCTACTGCTGCAGCCACAAAAGCAGTTGTAGCTACCTTTGTTGAGTTATCACCTGCTGATTGTGTTATTGCTGTGGTCCCTGTACTTATTGTACCATCTAACTCACCAAGCAGAGTAGCTCCGTATATTTTCTTCCATCTTCTACTACTACCACCTAGTTCAAAAGTATCATCTGCGTTAGGTCTAAAGTAAGTGCCAGACATAGCACATAAAGATGTACTAGCTGATGTAAATGATATTTTACCCGCACTAAAATTTATCTCGTTTGTACCACTAGCACCACCAATTTTTAAACTAGTACCGTAAATATCACCAGTCATAGTACCACCAGATTTAGGTAAAGCATTGCCAGCAGTAGTTGTGTTTGACGATATACTAGTTTGCATCGTATCTAAATTAGCGCCTCCAGTTACTGTTATATAACCTAATTTCTGTGATTGTCCAGATGTTATACCTGTTACGTGTTGCGTAACACTTGACGCAGATATTCTAGCATTAGCAAAAGTACCAGATGTTATAGCACTAGCAGCATGTGTGTGCGATGAGGCTGCGGCACCTATTTCTGCAGGTGTTGGTTTGTGACCTTCATGGTATATATTACTTTTTGTTACTGATGTAAGGTTAGATGGCGTTGATTGTGTAGATGAGTCAAAATTATAAGTAACTGTTCCGTAATCTGAAAATCTTGTAAAAGTTTGACTTTTATTGTAGTCGCCAAATCTACACCAAATTTCATATGTACTACCTACTGTTTTATAAAAGAATTCATAATCATCACTAACAGCGTCAGTTGATAATTGATACACATCAAAACTAATATTATTTCTAGTTGCTATTTGGATTTCATACGTTGCTCTATCTGAATCACCATAATCACCTGCAGATGATAATTTACCTACAACACTTGCATCATAATCAGCCACAGTAAATAATCTCATGTATCTTCTATTACCAGCACCAGCACCAGGATCGAACGTAAATTTACGTGCAAACCTGTCATTAACTTCTGTTTCTGTAAAATATCTATCATCGTGGGTATGTGATGGTAAAGATGTTAAATAGCCAGCTGAAGCGTGATCACCCCAACCATAAGCAGTATGACCGTTGTTAGATCTAGTTTCTATACTATCTAAATCTACAGCTTGTGTAACTGATATATAACCAAGTTTCTGTGCTTGACCAGAAGATATTGTAGTTGTAGTAGAGTTCATAGGTGTGAAACCTAAAGCTGTAGTAACCATAGTCCCAGTTATACCTGTTAAATAGTTTGCACTAGCATGATTACCCCAACCGTGAGCGGTAACTGCTTTTGCACCATCAGCAGCAACGTCTCTACCATCTACTGTACCAGATACAACTATATTACCTGTAAAAGTTGAAGTTCCATTTTCTAGTTTTAAAGGAACTGCATTATTAACTTCAAAGAATATGTTTTTACCACTTAGTGTATTTTTTATTGCAAAGTTACCAGCTTGGCTACCGTGGCCAGCGCCATACGCAATTAAATAAGCGTTGTTTGTTCC